AATACTAGAAAAGATTTTGTTATTACCGGTGCGTTAAAAGATCCATATGAATGGGATGATGAAAGCACATTAACAGGCGTAGAAGTTAAAGAAGCAATTGCCGCTCGTGAAACTTATTTAGCAACTGTTAAACAGCGCAATGATGAATACAAAGCTTCTAAAAACGCCGCTAACGCAACAGCTGTTCCATCTAATTCCGGATTTAATTTTTAATCAATAAGGAGCGACTAAACAATGGGTATTAATTTATTAGGTATTCAACCTCATAAAGTAAGTCGCGACTTAAGCGGCTATATTACTTACATTTATGGAGCGCCAAAGACTGGGAAAACCACTTTGGCGACCTAGATGGGTAATTCTCTTTTATTAGCATTTGAACCTGGTTATCACGCTTTACCGGGTGTTATGGCTTAGGATATTACCTCTTGGAGCGAAATGCGCCAAGTATATAGAGAATTGAAAAAGCCAGAAGTACAAGAAGTTTATAAAGCAGTTATCGTAGATACTATTGATATTGCCGCAGATAGATGTAAAAAATATATTTGTCAGCAAAATGGCATTGAAGATTTAGGAGATTTAGGTTATGGTAAAGGATGGACTAAATTTAAAGATGAATTTAATGAAATCTTCCGTGGCTTAACTCAATTAGGATACGCTGTATTTTTTATTGGACATCATAAAGAATCTATTTTAACAGATGCTAATGGAGTTTCTAAAACCGTAATTAGACCTTCTTTATCCAATTCGGTTAAAGAAGTAATTGCTGGGATGGCTGATATTTATGGTTATTCACATCAGTTAAATAAAAATGAAATGTCCGTATTAACTTTAAGAAGTACTGATGGTTCTATTGAATGCGGTTGCCGTTTTAAATACATTGAGCCACAAATCACTTTAAGTTATCAAAATCTTATTGATACTTTAACAAAAGCCATTGATAAAGAAGCGGCAGAGCATGGTGGCAAGTTTGTTACTGATGAAAAAATCCCTGTTGTAGCGGTAGAAAAAACTTATGATTTTGATGCTATGATGGAAAAAGTTCAGATGTTAATTAGTGATTTAATGACTAAAAATCAAACAAATGCTGTAAAAATTACCGCAGTAATTGATAAATATTTAGGCAAAGGGAAAAAAGTTAGTGAATGTACCCCTAGTCAATGCGAACAATTAGAATTAATTATTCAGGATTTAGAAGATTTAAATCAGTAAAATAATAAAGGGTAGTATATACTACCCTTTATTTTTATATTTGACAAAATTAAAAAAAAATGTTATAATATTAATATAAATAAAAAAAGGAGGTTTTAAAGGGTGGCACATAATGTCATTTGTTATTATTGTCAAACAAAATTTGATAGGGATAAAGAAGCTTACGCCTAGATTTCATCACGTAGATATGCTCATGCTTCTTGTGCGTTAAGAGAATGTGAAAAAGACCCAAAACTTCCAAAGCCGGAAATAATTGATCCAAATGATTTTGTAACTTGTATTTATTGTAAAAAAACTTTTAATAAATCGGAAGAAGAATTTAAATTATTTTCTAATGGAAAATACGCTCATAAAGAATGTTATGAATTAGAACAAAATAGAGAATTAACAGACCAAGAAAAATTAGAACGATATGTTATGAAATTATTTAATGCCGATTATGTATATGCGAAAATTAAAAAACAAATAAAAGATTATGTTACAAATCATGGATATACTTATTCTGGTATTCATAAAGCTTTAATTTATTATTATGAAATTAAAGGAAATAAATTTGACGAAGGAAAAGCGCAAGGCGGAATTGGAATTGTTCCTTATGTATATAATGATGCTTTTAATTATTATTATGCAATTTGGGAAGCTCAGCAAAAACAACAATATATAGTTGATGCCTCTTCATTGGAAGAATATATTCCAAAAGTTGTAGAAATTCATATTCCTGCGCCAAAACGGCAAGAGAAAAAAAGAAAATTATTTACTTTTTTGGACGAGGAGGAGAATGAATAATTGGCTTCAAAATATACTGATATAACTGCGATAGTGCAAGTTATTGGCAATGTTTATAGAAATCCTCAACTTTTGGATTTTAGTGATAAATATACTATTATTGAAGAAGACTTCCCCGATGAATTTCATAAAATAGCTTTTGGGGCAATTTATAAGTTACACGAATTGGGTGCTGATAAAATTACATTAGAAAATATTTCAGATTTTTTATCCAGTCGTCCAAAGAGTGAAGCAATTTATAAGAAAAATAAAGGCGAAGAATGGTTATTAAAAATTGCTGAAAATTGTTTACCAGAAGCTTTTGATTATTATTATAGTAGATTAAAAAAATTTACTTTATTAAGAATGTATGATAATTATGGCGTTGATGTTTCTGATATTTATGATACTGATAATATTTTAGATACAAAGAAAAAACAACAGCAAGAAGATTTATTAGATAATTCAACACTAGAAGAAATCGCTAATAAAGTAGAAGGAAAAATTGAAAGTATTAGACTTAAATATGTAGATGATGCTTTTGGAGAAGCGGTTCAAGCCGGAGATGGTATTGATGGTTTAATTGATAAACTTAAAGAACATCCAGAGGTAGGGGTTCCATTATATGGCCCATTAATTAATACCGTAACTCGTGGCGCAAGACTTAAAAAGTTTTATTTGCGGTCGGCCGCTACAGGGGCCGGAAAAACCAGGTCTATGATTGCCGATGCTTGCTATATTGCTTGTGACAAGATTTACGATGAAAGATTTGGATGGATTTATAGTGGAGCTAGTCAGCCGGTATTATTTATTGCTACCGAACAGGATAAGGAAGAAGTTCAAACCATGATGTTAGCTTTTCTTTCTGAAGTTAATGAAGAACATATTCTTAATGGACAATACTTTGGCGATGAAGAAGAACGAGTGCGTGAAGCGGCACGCATTTTAAAAGAAAGTCCATTATATATAGAACATATGCCCGATTTTTCTCTTAAAGATGTTGAAGATAAAATCAAAAAAAATATTAGAGATAATGATATAAAGTTTGTATTTTTTGATTATATTCATACAAGTATGAAAATTCTTGAAGAAATAACTCGCCGTTCAGGTGGGGTTAAACTTCGTGAAGATAATATTTTATTTATGTTATCTACAAGATTAAAAGATATTTGTAATCAATATGGTATATTTATTATGTCTGCTACACAATTAAATGGGGATTATGTTCAATCAGAAACTCCCGATTAGAATTTGCTTCGAGGGGCAAAAAGTATTGCCGACCGTATTGACTTCGGCAGTATTCTTCTTAATGTAAAAGATGAAGATTTAGTTAAATTAGAAAAAATATTAGCAACTAATGTTTTTGAAAGACCAAGTATTAAAATGTCTATTTATAAAAATAGACGAGGTAGATTTAAAGGCGTATATCTTTGGTGTAAAGCCGATTTGGGAACTTGTAGAATTAAACCTATGTTTTGTACCACATATGACTATGAGTTAGTTCAAATTGATGATATAAAAATTGTAGTTGAAGAAGAAAGTGCTTTTTAATAAAGGAGAAGAAATATGACTTATAAACCAAATTATTTTAAATATAAAATGTCTAAAACTTTAGCGAAAGAATTACTTAAAGACTATAAAGGCGATCCTCAGCCTTATTTATGTAAAGTTGTTAATGAACAGTTTAATTTAAAAGGTATTTGTACTGAAGTGATTTATTTCTAATGTTAATATTTGATAAAAATGAGGTTAAGAGCAATCTTAACCTCGACGATATTTTTAATTTATTACAAGAATGGGGCGGCGACCCTGAATACTCTAATTTTGGAATATTGTCAGCCACAATTTGTCATAATGCTCCCGGCGATGGTAGTAGAAAATTATACTACTATGAAAACAGCGGATTGTTTAAATGCTATACAGGCTGCGCCAATGATGTATTTGATATTTTTGAATTAGCAATAAAAGTATTTGAAATACAACATAATAAAGAAATAGATTTAAATGATGCCGTTAGATATATCGCTGCTAAGCATGGATTTGGTGGGCGCTTAGAAGATAGTGAAAATACTGATTTAGAAGATTGGGAAATTTTATCAAATTATGATAGAATACAATCAATAGAGATTAATGATAAAAAAAATATTGTTTTAAAAGAATATGATGAAGTAATATTAGATAGATTTAATTATCAATTAAAAATTACTCCGTGGTTAAATGAAAATATTTCTCAAGAAGTTTTAGACAGGGCGCGAATAGGATACTATCCAGGAGGAGACCAAATTACAATTCCTCATTTTGATATTAATAATAGATTTATTGGACTTAGAGGTAGAACTTTATGTGCCGATGAAGCAGAAATGTATGGAAAATATCGCCCATTAAAAATAAATAAATTATTATATAATCATCCTCTTGGAATGAACTTGTATAATCTTAATAATAGTAAAGATAATATTAAAACAATTAAAAAGGCAATTGTTTTTGAATCTGAAAAATCTACTCTTAAATATGCTACTTATTTTGGTATGGAAAATGATATTTCAGTAGCTTGTTGCGGTTTTAGCATTTCGGCATATCAAATTCAACTCCTTATGGATTGTGGCGCCGAAGAAATTATAGTCGCTTTCGATAGACAGTTTAAAGAAATTGGTGATGATGAATTTAAAAAATTAAAAGCCAATATCATTAAATTACATAATAAAAATAAAAATTATGTAAAAATGAGTTTCATATTTGATAAAAATAAAATTACAAATTATAAAGATTCTCCAATAGATGAAAGTAAAGAAAAATTTTTACAATTATTCAAAGAAAGGATCATATTATGAAAAAAGAAAAAGAATATGAATTTATTAAAAACAACGAGCGTTGGATTCATGCCTATGATGGTAGAGAGTTTAAAGTCGCAAAAGCGGTATATTGCTCATTTATTAATAAAGATTTAGATTTATTTGATACCTCTTGGGATATTGAATATATTGATGGTAATCCAAAAAATTGCGCTGCTACCAATCTAAAATTAAAAATATAATTTGAACAAAGTAGGTAAAGATAAATGATTTAGATTTTAAATAGATAGAGGGTTGATACCTTGAAAGGAGGTTGATTTCCATTGCGTTATCAACTGATACAACCTCGCGATTCGGCTTTAACTGCCGTTTAGCAAATATTAAATAATAGAGGTATTAACCCATATGAAATGGATAGATTTAAATATCCAACTGCCGAAGAAGTGTATGAACCCGAGCAAATCGAACATATGTTCGAAGGGGCGCAAATGCTAATTCGGCACGTCAAGCAAAATGACAAAATCTTCATTTAGGTAGACAGTGATTGTGATGGCTATACTAGCGCGGCAATCTTAATTAACTACCTTAACTGTTTATTCCCTCATTTTGCTTAGACAAAAATTTCTTATCGTATCCACGATGGTAAGCAACATGGATTGCTAACCGAAACTATTCCCGATGATATTAAATTAGTAATTGCACCAGATAGTTCTTCAAATGATTTTGTTCAACATGAAGAATTATCTCAAAAAGGTATTGATGTATTAGTATTAGATCACCACGAAGCAGAAAAATATTCAGAATATGCCTGTGTGATTAATAATCAAATGTGTGATTATCCTAATAAATCATTATCTGGCGCAGGAGTTGTTTATAAGTTTTGTACTTATTTAGATAAACTCCTTGAAACCAATTACGCTGAAGATTTTCTTGATTTGGCTACTGTTGGAATTATAGCCGATGTAATGCCATTGAAAGATTATGAAACAAGATATTTAATTTCAAAAGGAATGCAAGGATTTAGAAATCCACTATTGAAAACTATGGTGGAAAAAGATGATTTTCATTTTGGAGGAAAACAATTAACCCCTTTTAATATCGCATGGTATATAGCACCTTATATTAATGCGATAACTCGTTCTGGGACTGACTCAGAAAAACAAGTAGTTTTTGAATCAATGATTGATTTTTTAGCATATCAAACTGTTCCTTCTACCAAAAGAGGATGTAAAGGGCAATTTGAAATGCGTGTAGAGCAAGCAGTTAGAACTTGTAATAATGTTAAAAATAGACAAGGAAAAGCAAAAGAAAATGCTACTGAAGCCGTATTAGATGTTATTGAAAAAGAAAACTTACTTGAAAATAAAATTTTAGCAATTAGATTAGATCCCAAATATGCAGCAGATAAAAATTTAACTGGTTTGATTGCAAATGGATTATTAGACACTTACAATAGACCAATCTTAATTCTTAATAAGGTTGAAGAAGATGGAAAGGTTTATTGGCGAGGGTCTGGCAGAGGATACGATAAATCAAATCTTGGTAATCTTCGTGATTTACTAGAACAATCAGGATTGGTAGAATACGCGCAAGGTCATGCTTCGGCATTTGGCGTTTCTATCCCAGAAGAAAATTATGATAAATTAGTTCAATATGTAAATGAAGATTATAAAGATTTTGACTGTGCTCCTATTTATATGGTAGATTTAATATGGGATGGCTCTAAAGATTTATCAGCAGAGGCTTTTGGTGAAATTGCCGATGAAGAAAAACTTTGGGGAAAAGGGGTTGAAGATCCTCTTATTGCCATAGAAGGTTTACGCATATATGGTAGTCAATTGAGATTATTTGGATTAGAAAAAGGCAAACCTACTTTAAATATTCAATTAGATGATGGGAGTTCAATAGTCAAATTCAAGTCGTCTGAAGAAGAATATGAACTTTTACATTCAGATTTAGGTTATGTAATTATTAACGCCG